TCAAATAACCAACTTAACCCATTCCTGACCTCGAGTATCGTTATAGCGATCGGTGGTTGCCTGGACTTTATGTCCTAGTAATGTTTTTGTATCGATACCCTGTGCACGGTACAACCGTTCTGATAGAGAGCGTTGTTCATGAAATGTTGGCGGAGTTTTTCCTGCTGGTGGAATTATCCCAGCCAGATCCCGTGCTTTGGCAAAGTAGTCGCTCAGGTTGTCTTTACTCATCGGCTTCGGTTGTTTCTGGTGCCGACTATGGATTAGATATGGACTTAATATTCTGTCTCGGCACCCATCAATAACTTCTTTTAACGTTATCCCAATGGCATCACAGCGTAGTGTAAGCGGTAACGCCAGACGCATTCCGGTTTTTCCCTGGGTGATATGCAAGTGTTCGTTCCACACATCTGAAAAACGCATGTGGCAAATGTCATCACGGCGCTGACCAGTAACAATCGCAAGAAGCATTGCGTTACGGATAAAGTGTTTTTCAGGCGTTGCATTGTAAATTTTTTGCCAGTCTTCCATGGTGAGCCTGGCTCTGGTTACTTTAGGGATCGGTTTACGGGTAGCCTCCGGAGGATTCCATCCAGGAGGAACTTCCCCTGCATGCTGTGCTTCTTTATAAATATCAACCCATAATCCACGATTTACTCTCGCTGTGCTGACCATGTCTTTATCCAGCCACTCATCCAGTATTAATGCAAAGTCTCTTACTTCCAGTTCTTTCAATGGGTGGTTTCCCAGACGGGAAACCAGGTATGCAGCCATTCGAGTTTTTTCTTTGTGAGTTGTAGCTGCAATATCTCCATTTTTCAGTCGCGCGTCCTGTATTTTCAGATATCGATCAACCCATGCCTTTAATCTGATGCCCCGACGTTTTGTTGCTGACGGACTTTCATCAATTTTGCGCATGAAATATTCAGCTTCTGCTGCAGCTATTCGCTGATTGGCTGTGGAAGCGATTTTTTCTGCTTTGCCTTTGTCTGTTCCGAGACCGTGAAATTTTCCAGTCACAGGGTTTTTATACTGGTAGTAAACCCTGCCAGTTCTGCGATCAAACTTTTCGTAAAGACCGGTTACGTCAGTGCTGTTTTTTCGTGGCCTCGGTGACATGAGTTAAAATCTCCTTCAGTGCATCATCATCGCCAGTATGAATTTCCGGCGCAATTCCCGTTTCACCAGGTCCAACAAATACTGCCCGGCGATCTATCAGCCAACGCCCACGAATTTTTTGTGGTCTTGGAACGATGTATCCTAGTTTTCCGTATTTCACCAGGGTAGTGTTTGTTATTGGGAGACTGAACCGTTTTGGTTTCCACTCGTCAAGCGTTATCAGGTACTGTTCGCTCATGGCTATCACTCCGGAACACGCCAGTTGCAGAATACCAACGACAACTGGCGACGGTTGAACATTAAAAATCAGCCTGACTCGGGATCAGTTTTTGCCAGATAGCTGAAACGTATTTTGCCTGGTAACGAGCGTCATCAAGTGCATTATGGCGCTCACCTTCGAATGGGATAGCAGTTCTGGCATCGAAGTCTATGGCTTTCCCCAGCTCAACGATTGTGCGTACATCGCGATCGTTGTAGTAACGCCACGGGTAGGGGATCCCCTGCCGCTCGTATGAACGGCGCAAAATCGTGTTGTCGAAGTTGGCTCCATTTCCCCAGACCTGAACAAAAAATTCACCGGAGTTTTCGTCGATAAATTCCCGCAATTGTAACAGTGCATCATCTAACGGGATTTCATCGGTCATAATGGCAGATTGCGCCTCGCGTGATTGCTTAAGCCACCATTTAATGGTGTCACGATCAATGACTCCGCCAGCAGTTTCCAGATCGATAGTCTTACTAAATTCCGGTCCCATATCTCCGGTTTGCGGATCGAAAAATATTGCACCTATTGAGATAATCGGGGCATCAGGATTTTTTCCCATGGTTTCAAGGTCGATCATTAGATGGTCACACGTCCTGCTGGTGGATGTGATAACGCGATGACCGTTCACCGTAATTAAGGGATCTGCCGTCTCGCCAGTTTCACTATCGCTGGCGTGATCCTGAGCGCTGCCAGCATTCTCCTTGTGTGGGTGTTCAGCGCCTTCCATTTTCTCCGAATCGTCTTCCTGAACTTCAACCTGGTTCTTGTCATCGAATGTTTCCTGGTATGTTGCGTCGCCCATCACCGCACCACAATCAGGGCAGTTGCCACCACCGCTCTGACCGCAGGCGGTGCAGATTTTTTCCGGTTCCTGTTGCACTACTGGTTCAGGTTGTTTCGTTTCTGGCTCGTTTTGTTGCGTATTTGGGCTGTTTTGTTCCGCTTTCTGGTCGTTCTGTTCCGTTTCTTGCTGGTTCTGGTTCACAGTATCGCGGGTCTGGATCCCCTTAACCCATTTCGGATCATTCGGGTCGCTAATCCCTTCAATAAATTCACCACGTGATGCAGCAAGCAACTTATCGGCGTCAGGCTGGCTGATATTGGCTGCCTGCATAATTTTGTTTACTTCGTCAGCGGTAACTTTTACCGGTTCTGGCTGTGCGGTCGTGTCAGATGCACCAGTATTTTGTTGTGAACCTGAGTATGTACTGTTTTTGCGGGCGAAATATTCTTCTTTCGTGATTTCAGTAGCCCCGGCAGCCAGCGCCTTATCCAGACCAGAAAGTTTGTTTGCGCGACCGTATTTTTCGCCATCCTTGTCGGTGAAGAGGAAGTAGAACGGCCCCTCACGCTCTACAGATGGTTCGACTTCCACTTTGCATTCGGTTTTTTCGTTGTCCGGAATTGCCGTTTCCACTGCATCAGTTTCTGGTACTGGCGACGAGAGAGTATCAGTTGCGCTCTGATTTGTTCCTTCATCTTCAAACACGCCCTTTGTAGTCAGGTATTCAGTAATGTATTTGTTCAGTGCCACAGGGTCTTTGTGAATGTCGATCGGACGTTCACGGACAAGGCCAAAAATAGTCTGGCGGTCGTAGCGAAGGGCATCAGGCTGTTTGCGCATTGATGCCGAGATACGCTTCCAGTCTTCGCGGTCGTTGTCGATAACTTCATTTTTTGCCCAGCGATGAATGCTGCCGTCAATGTTTCCGGCATCCACATCACCAGGCCAGAGAGCGTAGGCCAGTTCGTCATCCAGTGTTTTCCATGTCTGCTTGTATTCGCGATGAGTGGCAGCAATGACCGGGCTGATTTTTCCTGTTGAACTTTCAGTGTTCTGTTGATTGGCTCTGGCGCGGGCGAGATCAACAACAGACGTGTATTTTCCGGTTCCCTTGCGTTCACCTTCGCGACGTTTTTTCCAGATGCGCATCTCTGCCTGAATTTCGGGCCATTTAGCTCCAGGCTTACATTTATGCTTAACCCACCCGATGGCATGCAACTTAAGTTCCGGATACATGGCGTTAACTTCTGGCATTTTCATCAACGCTTCAACGATATGTCCGTCGAATGTTGCCATGTCTTCCTGCAACAGTTCCTGTGCACTAATCACCATATCAACGGTGATGTTTTCACATGTGTCGAACTTAACCATGACAGCGTTCTGTACTTCAGGGGCCAGCTTGTCAAAAGTGACGTTCATCGGATTTGATTCAGTCTCAACCGGGACAAAGGAAGCTGACTCCTCATCCCAGCGGTTTTCCCGCATATATTCAGCATCCCAGGAATCGAGGGCAGGGCGGGGTATACCGGGTTTATCCTCGCAGACAAGAAATTTATAAGCGCAGTCCTGAGCAGCCGGATATTGCTCCAGGAATTGCCAGGTAAATTTGGCACGGGCGCGGCGTTCGTCACCGGCTTCAATGGCAGTGGCTACAGCAACTGCACCTTCTTCCTTTATTGCCTGTTCGTCCGGAATGGCGGCGCAAATAAAGACTTTACTCATTTTGTTTTAACCTCATGACAGATTTAAGGATGAACAAATCCCTGCCATTGCTGGCATATAAGAATCAAATCTGATGTATTCATTAAGCTGAATGTCGTATTGTGGCAGTTATTTTATTACTGCTCACCATGACTCTGCTTTTACAGGTAAACCATCACGACCAAGGAAGACTTTAATCATGGTTTCCTTAATACAGTGTTGTGTGGAAAAATCACGAATATAGAGCCGTTGTTTTTTAATGTTGTTTACCGAAGCAATATATGTTCTTCCTTTATGAATAACATAATCACCGGGAGTCACGCACTGACGAGGAATCTCATCAGTTCCGAAGTGATGAGCAATCATAATTATCTCCATTTTTACAAATGAACTTTGTTGATGCGGTGCCTGGTGCCTCCAGGTGACGTTAACCAGTTAACAATTAACGCCGGATACAGAGAACCCACCCATAACACTGTTTTTGGTTTTAACTGTTCCGCGTGCGCTCAGCCGCATTCACCGCATCACAAAACTCACTTTAAAAAGGGCGGCAGACCAGTCACGGAGTAAAACTGATACCGCCAAACGTCACCAGAAAATTGATAACAGAGGGCGTTGCAGCGGGGTTGTCACTTAAGCGTATGGTCAACCTGACAACCCGGTGTCCTCAACGGGGAAGGAATAACCCCGCCATACTTACCGCCGCGCCATTTCGCGGAGTGCCACAACCGGAAGCGCACGGTCGACGAAAATTTAACGACAGGCTATCTATGAACCAGCTACCTCGCCGTGCGCTTTCGCGTTATGGTCTGACTTTTCAGGGAAATATCCTTTCAGTAAACTGTCAGTGCCGGATGCTCACCCGTGTCCGGCGCACGCACTCCACCTCACCCGTGGAGAACTCCTTAATCACCAACCCTCAGGAGGGTGAAATGTCGACTGAAAATGATGAAATCATTAACTCCCTGATACGCCAGATTAATAATTTTGATAAAGCATTGCAGCATGCTGCGGCGCGTAGTGATATAACTCTTTTAGCAATTTCATTTCTTGCATCTGTAATGGATAAAAATGAAGTCGTACGACAGAGTCTTGTTGATTATATCGACTCGCTTCAACCAGGCACTTTCAATCATGAGAGCTTCAATCATGAGAAAGAGCATGTTAAATCTGTAATTAATTCTCTTGTTTTGAATCAAAAGAATTAATGCTTTTTGTTGCAAGGTAATTTTCAAGGGGTTCTATTCGAATCCCTTTCTTTTTCATTAACAAGCCAAACCCCTTATCAATGATGTCCATTAGATCCAGGAAGTATTTTTCATGTAAATCCAGGTTATCAGAGAGCTGCTTCTCTTCGTACAGACCGATAAAGGCACGACGCACGTTACCGGATATAGTATCGATGGTTTCTTTTTCTACGGTACTCAGGTCAAGAGTCGCCAGTTGGGAACGAACTATATTCGCTGCCATTTCCTGGAATTGCATTGGTAAATCTTTAAATTCCATTATTAGCCTCGTTGGTTAGCTATTAACGCGGGCATGTAATCATTCTGGCAATGCTTAATGCCGCTGCTTTTTCCAGCCTGGTGATATCCTGCTCCAGAGCGGACAGATTTTCAGCCTGCTTAGCCTTGGCTTCATTGGCCCATTTCAGATCCTGCGCTGCATTAATTTTCTGGCGCATCCACTCATAAAGTTCATCATCGGTATAGTCTGGCGCGATGATGACGGGTTCTCGTTTCTGCATACTGATTCCTCGCGGTGCTGTTTCCCCTTAACGCCGGGGTAGCGGAACAAAAACCTGCTGCATAGTTATTAAAGTTGAACCCTGCCGTCATGTTCTTACGCCTCGGGCTGGCTACTTAACCCCTGACCACTGCCGGGTAACTCGAAGTATTGCCCTGCATTCTGTGGGGTGGAGTGAGGGAATGAATGAAGTTTAGAAAAATGAACTTTACAGGTCAATGTTTTTTTATCAAAACATTTTAAGCAGGCAGCTGTTAAGCCATCACCACGATGGCATACAGTTAATCAAATAGATGAGGTTGGTTAAATATCTTGTTGAATTTTAAAGCATACGCCCAATACGCAAGATAGATCATCCAGCATAATTGAAGGGTAGCGAGGATTCGTGGGGACTAAAAGAATATCCGGCCCTTCTATCTCCAGTTTACGAATGACAGGTGTTGTGGTCCCTTTGGGTAAGGCAAGGACAATATTTCCTGGTTGTACGGTTCGATCGGGATCAACAAAAACTGTTGAACCATTTGGGATGGAAACTCCCCCACCAGATGTTGACATACTGTCACTCTCTAGAACAACTGCAAAGGTATTGGCCGGGATTTCTCCGACAAGCTGCACACAAGAGGTTATTGAGGAATTTTTCATATAATCACTCCAGCTTGCTGCCTGCTGAAGTGATAGTAGCGGAACCGTTTTTATCGGCGGTAAAGATAGATCAAGCGAATCACCTGTATTTAACTCTCCTCCATTAAGAAGCCAATTTTCGTTTACTTTCAATATCTTTGCCAGTGAACTTATGTAACGCGAGGACGGCGCTCCTCCACCGTTCATCCATTGACTTACGGAGCCTTTTGATGCGCCAGTGGCATTGACAAGGTCTTTGCCTTTCAGGTTTAGCGCATGCATACGTTGGGTTATGCGTTCAGATATTGTTTGCTTGCTCATGTTTTGATTTTAAAACACAGATGGTTTTGTTTCTTGACTTTCTTTGGTTTTGATTATTAAACTTTTGGCGTTCAGTTTTATGGAGCGACTCATGAAAAAATCAGAAGTATTAGGCTATTTTGGCGGAGTTGTTAAAACAGCCGCAGCTCTAGGAACGTCAAAAACCACAGTCAGCATGTGGGGGGAAGAGGTTCCGTGGAAATGGGCGTTGCTAATTCAGGCAGTCACTGCCGGGGCGCTCAAATATGAGTTACACATACCGACGGTTGTCATTCCCGGTTCTGATCATAATCCGCCTTCTAACCAAGGGGGGGATTCATGAAAATCAAGCATGAACACATCCGCATGGCGATGAATGCCTGGGCGCGTCCTGATGGCGAAAAAGTTCCAGCAGCTGGAATAACCCAGGCTTATTTTGAGTTGGGTATGACGTTCCCAGAACTGTATGACGACAGCCATCCGGAAGCCCTGGCTCGCAATACCCAGAAAATTTTCCGCTGGATAGAGAAAGACACCCCTGATGCAGTTGAAAAAATTCAGGCGTTGTTACCAGCGATCGAAAAGGCAATGCCACCTTTGCTGGTGGCCAGAATGCGCAGCCACAGTTCAGCTTATTTTCGGGAGCTGGTGGAGACGCGGGAGCGACTGGTGAGAGACGCTGATGATTTTGTCGCAGTGGCAATCGCCGGTTTCAATCAGATGAACCGTGGTGGCCCGGCAGGAAATGCTGTGGCAGTGCATTGAGTGATAATAGCCATATCGAATCACTTCCGGCAACTCGTGAGTAAAAAGATTCGGTATCAGAAGAGGTGAGTATGGCTAACGCCTGGCTCAGATTATGGCATGACATGCCAAATGACCCTAAGTGGCGAACAATTGCCAGGGTGTCAGGGCAGTCAATTGCAACAGTGATGGCAGTGTATATCCACCTCCTGGTGAGCGCGTCACGAAATGTCACGCGAGGTCACATTGATGTCACGACAGAAGATTTGGCAAGTGCGCTCGACGTGACAGAAGAGGTAATTGATTCAATTTTGCAGACGATGCAGGGGCGGGTACTTGATGGTGATTTAATCACTGGATGGGAAAAACGCCAGGTGCTTAAAGAGGACAACGGCAATATTTCGCAAACCGCAAAATCTCCTGCAGAGCGCAAGAGGGCGCAGCGAGAGAGGGAAAGAAAGCGGGAACAAAATGGCGATTGTCACGGCGCGTCACGAAATGTCACGCACATGTCACGACGAGTCACGACAGATANAAGAAGATCAAAACACTATGGTCCATGGCGTAAAAAACGCCACGAACCAGGCAGGGGATGTTCAGACCGTCAATCTTGGTCAGCCAGCAGGCACGACACCGGAAGCCGATTCAGCGTATGCGCTGAAAGCCGATTCGGGCGCTGTGCAGCAGGTGATGACCGCAAGGCCGGAGCAATCACACCAACTGCAGCAGCCTGAAGCCGATTCCGCCATTCAGCGGGAAGCCGATCGGGTAGTCCCGGAAAACACCGGGCAGCCTGTGAGACGAGTGGATTATCCGGATGTGTTCGAACAGGTCTGGCGGGAATACCCGTTGCGTGCTGGGGCAAACCCGAAGAAATCCGCTTTCAGTGCCTGGAAGGCCAGATTACGCGAGGGGGTGTCACCAGAGGCCATGCTGGATGGCGTGAGGCGTTACGCAAGATACCTTGCGGCTACCGGGAAAACGGGAACGGAATTTGTTCAGCGAGCGACGACGTTTTTTGGGCCGGACCGGAATTTTGAAAACCCCTGGTTGCTCCCGGTAAGCGGCACGAACAACCAGCGTTGTGTGAATCATATTTCTGAACCGGATACCGAAATTCCACCGGGCTTCAGGGGGTAAGTGTTGATTTCTGGTCATGAGGTAATTTTCAGGAGGACTTGTGGCAAAAGTTTTTACACAAGAAGAGCGGGAAAAAATTAAAGGGCAGGTTGTTGAACTCGTACGCCAGAGTGGGCGCGAGACGTTACGACAACTGGAAACTAAAACTGGGGCAACAAGATATCTGATGAGCGTTCTGGCCAGAGAGCTGGTTGCCAGTGGCGATGTATACAACTCTGGTTACGGGTTATTCCCGTCTGAACAGGCGCGTAAGGACTGGCAAAATGCCCGTAAAAAGCTCTCAAGGGCAAAGCTGAAGAAACCATCTGCGGTTGATCCGGACCTTATCTGGTCATTACCTGACGGAGAAATACGTCGCTACGACAGGCGTCAGAACATAATCTGTCGCGAGTGCCGGAAGAGTGAGGTTATGCAGCGAGTGCTGGCGTTTTATCAGGGTAATTTTCAGGAGGTGATGGCGTGAGAGTGAGAGTCTATATCGCCGGTCCAATGACCGGGTATAAAAATTTCAACCGTGAGGCGTTTCACAATGCGGAAGAGGAACTGAAACGGGAAGGGCATACCGTTTTAAATCCGGCTGTGCTTCCGGATGGGCTGACACAGCCGCACTACATGGATATTTGCATGGCAATGATTCGTTGTGTGGATGCGATTTACATGCTGAAAGGCTGGCAGCGGTCAGCAGGTGCTAAGGCAGAACTGGCGCTGGCGGAGAAACTGGGGCATGCAGTTATTTTCCAGGAGGAGGTACAGTGAATATCGACGCAACAATGACGATTGGTACGGCCCTCAATACGGGGCTGGCGCTTCTTGGTTGGTGCTACATCATGTTCTGCTCATGGCGGTGGCTGTCACTGATGTTACTGAAAGAATGGAATAAACGCTGTAAACAGACGCAGCGGCAGAAGGCAATGAATGCGTTTTTTGAGACCTTCGATATTGACAGTATAGAACCAGGAGAGCCAGCTCGCGTGATTAGCAGAGGTGACGTTGTAATTCTTGTATACCGGAGTGAAGAGAAAGCATAATCCAAATCTGAATAATTAAATCCAGCACTGTAAATAAAATTTAATCCTTAACCGGAGGGATTTCTGCACCCTCAGAACATCAGGAGGCCGCCCGAAAGGGCGGTGGAGATAATAATGGAAATAACTAAAGAACGATTATTGGAAATAGCAAATCTTAGTGAAAGGGCATTAAGTGATGGGAGGATTATTTCTCCTGATGCTTATGAATCAGTTACAAGTATAGAAATAATAACGATGGCCAGGATGCTTCTTGGTTGCCTCAAAAAAGAATATAAAAAAAAGGTGGATAGCAATGCTAATATATATGATATTTTGGACAGTTGGGGGGCTTGGGCTGCAGCTGGAAATAGTTCTATCAACTGGCAGCAAGTGGCTGATAAATATAAAGATGTAGTACCTCATGGTAAGAAATTACGCCGTCAGTGTGGCAACGATGAAGGTCGTATGATTGATACCTGCATGTTGAAGCTTAAACAATATAGAATAGATGACTATGAGTTAATTATCGCTCATTTTGTTATAGGTATATCTTTGCGTACAATAGCACGAAGGTACAAATGTTCAGATGGAACAATAAGAAAGAATATACAACTTACAATGGGAGTATTGTTAGGATTGTCTTTTTATGTGCAATTATAGATATATCACATGAGCCTTGTTATGTCTTTTAGACGCGACCAGGTAGTATAAAATTTTTTAAATGTAATAAGCAGGAAAAAAATTCCCACTTGGAGTAATAGTTGGGCATATGTGTGCTCGTCGGCATCTTTTACTAGTGGGAATTTAAACTTTAGTGTATCAGGGAAAAATAATAAAATGATAAAAATAATACAAACTGATAGTAACCATCCCATAGTGGAGTGCATTTCTTCGGTCAGTTTTTTCAAATAACCAGTTTTTCCTATATTTCTAATTAGCGTATTATCTCTAGCTGAAGCAATCAAGGTAAGCGAACCTAAAACAAAGCCAAATAATATCCCAGAAAATGTAGAAACGGCCGAAGCGATTGGCTGAATTTGTGCAAAATTTAGCTTTGCAGAAAGAGGCCATGCGATGATACAAAAAACAACAGAGGCTAAATTATAACCATAACTGTACAAAGTTATCAATTTCCCCTTTTTCATACCATCGCTCCAAAATTAATCAACTCTTTGATTGGCTACTCCAAAGTATGCCTTCAATTCATCATCTTTACTATCTTTTGCAAGAGTTAAGGCGCTCCAAATGCTGCCAACTAATGGATACCTACCTCCAAGTTCAACATCTGTGTAGTAGACTAATTTGTCTGCTACAAGATCGATAGGATGCTGTACACCGGTCTCAATGTCTTGGGTTTCTAGTTTAAGTTTTTCAACCTCAAAAGTCTCTAGTGTTTCTTTAAAGGCTCTTTTTAGTTGAGAACCTAGATAGCGAGATTCAGGATCTTCAGAACGACTATCCCCACGTAATGTAAGATTTACTTTGGCAGAATTAGTACCATTTAGAGTGGCTATCAATGCATTGTTGAAGTTATGTTCAACATCCTCATATAGTTGCACATTCTTTGGCCGAGCGATACCGATTTCTAGAGTTTTGATTCGAACTTCATTACGCATCAACCACTTTAAACTACTGGTCTGAATGATGGGATTAACAGTTGTATTTTGTGAACTGTTGGAAAGATATTTACTTAATAGCAACCAGCCATAACAGAGTCTGTTTCGTTGAATTATTAAAACTGAGTCTTGGGTATAAAAATGAAAATAAGCTTTTTCTAATAAGTTTTCATTGATTTCAAGTTTAATTTCTCTTTCTTCACCTCCGGCTACAGCAACATGAGGGAGATTATTGGTTCTGTGTTTTCCTATAACTCCCCTGAAACCATAGTCGGTTCTTTCCATGAAGCGCATTTCAACTAGTTTATTTCCTATTTTACGTACAGTTTTGTCTCGGCCTTCGCTGTATGACTCAAAAATTTTTGAAAAAACAGCTTCAGGTGAATTAACTCCTGCATTTGTATCAGTGCTTATAGTGTGACATTGATAAAAATCGAAGAAAAAGCGCTTGCTAGCCATTGCAAAAATTTCCTGTAAAAAATAATTACATACTTAAGATACTACAAAGAATAATGCGTACGCAAAATTTTTTGTTGAGTAGAATATGTTCGCGGGGTATTTTTCGTTAAGATATAATTACCATGGTAACTTTTGCGTTGGTAATGCATTATGTGGTGGAGAAAAAGAGAGAGTCTTATCTTTAAATTATCGCCAGCCTATATGACTATATGAGTAGTATTTAGATGGGAAATTGTTGAGTTATTGAAAGGAACCATAACCTTTATGTAAAATTACTGCGGGTGCTTGAGGTTATCTGTCTCAGGCATGCCACCAAAAGGCAGATAGAGAAAAGCCCCAGTTAACGTTACGCGTCCTGCAAGACGTTTAACATTAATCTGAGGCTCAATCTATGAACGGCAAATCTAGGTTAGCCTCTTACGTGCCGAAAGGCAAGGAGAAGCAGGCTATGAAGCAGCAAAAGGCGATGTTAATCGCCCTGATCGTCATCTGTTTAACCGTCATAGTGACGGCACTGGTAACGAGGAAAGACCTCTGCGAGGTACGAATCCGAACCGGCCAGACGGAGGTCGCTGTCTTCACAGCTTACGAACCTGAGGAGTAAGAGACCAGGTGAGGGAGAAATCCCTCGCCACCTCTGATGAGTCAGGCATCCTCAACGCACCCGCACTTAACCCGCTTCGGCGGGTTTTGTTTTTTCCTGGCATTCTGGTTTACAATTCGCACGCCAGCCTGAACAACTGGCACCTGCTGCGCCAGCAGAGACAACCGATGGCGCACAAAACCAAATTTCACAATTCTGATACCGCCCTTGCCATCCGGCATGGGCGGCGTTCACACGCATTTAAAACCGACTGGTACCAACACCCACCATGTACTGAAGAACAGGCCGAATGGCTAATTCATAACTACCGCAGACGCGGATACGAGATTAAGAAAGCCCTCAGCCTCGATTATCGTCACTGGATAATCTATGTCAGGCTCCCTTATTCCGAACGCCCACCGCGTCCGTCCCGCACATTCCAGCAACGCATCTGGAGGTAACGTGCGGGTATTACTTCGACCTGTTCCGGTACCGGAACTTGGGCTGGTGGTGCTAAAACCGGGCCGTGAATCCATGCAGGTATTTCATAACCCTCGAGTTCTGGTGGAGCCGGAACCGAAAAGCATGCGCGGTCTGCCGTCCGGAGTCGTTCCTGCTGTTCGCCAGCCGCTGGCGGAGGATAAATCATTACTGCCATTTTTCAGCGATGAGCGGGTGATTCGTGCTGCTGGTGGTGCTGGTGCATTGTCTGACTGGCTGTTACGCCACGTTAAATCCTGCCAGTGGCCTCATGGTGACTACCATCACAGTGAAACCGTCATACATCGTTACGGTACCGGCGCGATGGTGTTGTGCTGGCACTGCGACAACCAGCTGCGTAACCAGACTTCCGAATCACTCGGGCAGCTTGCTCACCAAAACCTGTCAGCATGGATGATTGATGTCATCCGCCACGCAATGAATGGCACGCAGGAGCGGGAATTATCGCTGGCTGAATTATCCTGGTGGGCAACCATAAATAACGTAGCGGACGCACTACCGGAGACGGTGTTACGTCGTTCACTGGGATTACGCGCGGAAAAAATTCGCTCAGTATACCGCGAGAGCGACATCGTGCCGGGAGAGCAGACCGCCACCAGCATGCTGAAGCAGCGCACAAAAAATATTGCGCTACTGCCTCACGCCCACCAGCAAAACCCGCCACAGGAAAAGACGGTGGTAAGCATTGCCGTTGATCCGGAGTCACCGGCTCAGTATCTCCAGCGCCAGAAACCACGACGGGAAGAGATGCCTGTATACACGCGTTGGGTAAAAACGCAGAAATGCATGACGTGTGGTAATCAGGCAGATGATCCGCATCACATCATTGGTCATGGACTGGGAGGGATGGGAACAAAGGCTGATGATTTGTTTGTTATTCCGCTGTGCCGTAAATGCCATAGCGAACTACACGCCGGGGTAAAAGATTTTGAAGAAAAACACGGCAGCCAGCTGTTGTTGCTGATTCGTTTTTTAATGCACGCGAGAAATTCGGGTGTCCTGAAGTGGAAAGCATGAATGACTGAACGCATAGAATTTGTTTTGCCTTACCCGCCAACGGTGAACACTTACTGGCGACGTCGTGGCAGCACATATTTTGTATCAAAAGCCGGTGAGCGTTATCGCCGTGATGTGGCGCTTATTGTTCGCCAGCAGCGGCTGAAATTAAACCTGTCCGGAAGGCTGGCGATAAAGATTATTGCAGAGCCACCGGATAAACGTCGTCGTGACCTGGACAATATCCTGAAAGCACCACTGGATGCGCTGACGCATGCCGGACTACTCATAGACGACGAGCAGTTTGATGAAATCAATATTGTGCGCGGTCAGCGCGTTCCTGGGGGGCGGCTGGGCGTGAAGATTTACAAAATTGAGAGTGAGTGATCGTAAATATGATATACCCGGAAATTACAGGCAAAAGCGGCGAGCATTTACGTCTAAAAACGCTGGAAGCCGTCTGGATCCAGGGGAAATTACGGATGTGGGGGCGTTGGTCGTATATAGGTGGTGGCAAACCAGGAAATATGTTCAATCAGTTGCTGGCATCCAAAAAACTGACAAAAACCGCAATCAATGAAGCCCTGCGTAGAATCAGGGAGTCAGGGATTGATAAACCAGAGCTGGAAGCATTCTTGCGAGAGATGATCGCTGGCAGACAGAAGAGCTGGTTGTCTCACTGTACTGATGCAGAGGCGTTACGCATTGATGGGGTGATAAGTAAAGCGCTTGCACGTTATCCTGGATTGATTGATATCCTGCGGCAAAGGTACGAAGGGCGGGGGATGAGTAAACGCAAAATGGCTGAATTGTTGAATGAGGTGCACCCGGAATGGTGTTTTAGTACATGCGAAAAGCGAATTGCTAATTGGTTAGCTGTTGCTGAATATGCGCTATACATCCCTATGCGAGAATCGTTTGCTCAAAAAATGTCTTGATTTTTTACGCATAAACTGTTTCAATCCAGCTACGCTTCGCAAAGCTATACCGCGAGGCGAATAGCAGACATGGACACCTGAAAGAACCCGCTTTATGCGGGTTTTTTTGTGCCCGAAAAGCGGTACAGGACGTTAAATGCGCTGGTGGTTGCGAATGCCGGTCTTTCAGCTTGCTGGCTTTTTCGACAAGAGGTATTGGTATGTCACGTTAACCGGAAAAGGGAAAAAGGCATGCTAAAACAGCAGGATATGACCGAAACCGCCAGAGTGGTGTTTAATGAATTAAGCATCACCGAACCGGCGACCGTCGGGGAAATTGCGCAGAATACTTACCTTTCACGCGAACGCTGCCAGTTAATACTGACTCAGCTTGTTATGGCGGGTCTGGCAGATTATCAGTTCGGTTGTTACAGACGCCTTCCGCAGTGAAGGCTTTTTAATTTGTGGTAATGGGCGGCTGGTGGGTGTTAGCGGCACCTGCCAGCCATCTGCTCATGCGTTGGGGTCACAAGCAAACCTCAGGCCCATCTGCTTTGCGCAAAAGCGGTATGAGCCTATCAGAGAAGTGCTTATTGATCTATGATTAATACTGTAAAAATATCCAGTTGTGAGTTAATCAACGCTGATTGCCTGGAGTTTATCCAGACCTNTCCAGTATCCGGATGGTAAGCCGCCGGTATGGGCAAAGTGTACGAAAGGTGTGTATCCGTCTTACTGGGAAGAATGGAAAAAAGTCAGGGAGGTGGTAAAAGTTGCCTGTCCGGAGTGTGGCGGAAAGGGTGAGGTTTCCACCGCCTGTAAGGATTGCCGTGGGCGTGGTGTCGCCATTCATCGTGAAGAGTCGGTAAAACGTGGTATGCCTGTTATCAGAGACTGCCAGCGTTGTGGTGGTCGTGGCTATGAAAGACTACCATCAACGGAGGCATTTAATGCTATATGCGAGGTGACAAACCAGATAACACGCGCGTCATGGGAAAAAACAGTTAAGAAATTTTATGATGCGCTGGTGACCCGGTTTGATATTGAAGAAGCATGGGCTGAGCGGCAGTTAAAAAAGGTAACTAGGTAACAAGGTTGATTTTTCCGGAATCTGTGGTAAATTCGTCATAACGATGGGCGTTTTATGCCTGACGTTAGAAGAGTTTCTACAACCCGCCGCCGAGCGGGTTTTTTATGACTGAAATCGCGTCAGTACAGTAAACGCGCTGGTGGCGGTGAATACCTGTCTTTCAGCTTGCTGGCTTTTTCGACAAGAGTTATTGGTGTGTCACGTTAACCGGAAAAGGAAAAGACATGCTAAAACAGCAGGATATGACAGAAACCGCCAGAGTGGTGTTTAATGAATTAAGCGTTACCGAACCGGCGACAGTCGGGGAGATAGCGCAGAATACTTACCTTTCACGCGAACGCTGCCAGTTAATACTGACTCAGCTTGTTATGGCGGGTCTGGCAGATTATCAGTTCGGTTGTTACAGACGCCTTCCGCAGTGAAGGCTTTTTAATTTGTGGTAATGGGCGGCTGGTGGGTGTTAGCGGCACCTGCCAGCCATCTGCTCATGCGTTGGGGTCACAAGCAAACCTCAGGCCCATCTGCTTTGCGCAAAAGCGGTATGAGCCTATCAGAGAAGTGCTTATTGATCTATGATTAATACTGTAAAAATATCCAGTTGTGAGTTAATCAACGCCGACTGCCTGGAATTTATCCGGTCGTTACCCGAAAATTCTGTTGACCTGATAGTCA